TAACTATCATTAAAGACCTTGTCCCAGGAGATAAGGCTGGAGTTTCAACAGTAGCAAATATGACATCGGAGTTTGAAGAATAATGGCTGAAAATGGTTTTAGAAACATGCTATGGTTTATGGGTGTCGTAGAAGAACGTACAGACCCAAGAAAAATGGGGCGTGTTCGTGTTCGCTGCTTCGACATTCATCCTGATAGCAAAGAAGATGTTCCTACAGATACTCTACCTTGGGCAATTCCTATTATTGGTAGTTATGATATTAATTACAAACCTCCGATGGAAGGTTCGTGGGTATTTGGATTCTTTCTTGACGGCGCTGATGCGCAACATCCAATGCTTCTTGGTGTTATGCCCGGTATGCCTACGACTGCTGTGGACACATCACAAGGATTCAATGCAACATCAGATCCTAATCCGCATCCAGTTTCGCTGAATCAACCTGATATTTCTCGACTTGCCAGAGGTGAAGATATTGGCGAAACTCACGTTGCTAGTAAACTTATCAATCAAGAAGAATGTCCAGGGTATTCTTGGTCAGAACCACCGCCACCTTACAATGCTGAATATCCATATAATCAGGTAAAGGAAACTGAGTCTGGTCACGTTATAGAACTTGACGATACGCCCGGTTCAGAACGTATCAATATTCATCATGCTTCTGGCACATTCACAGAAGTTGGTCCAACGGGCACTCGTGTTAACAAAATTATTGGTGATGATGTAACAATCGTCGAGAAGAATGGTAGGATCTTGATCAACGGCAAAGCAGATGTGATTGTGAAAGGTACTTGTACTGTTACAGTCGAATCTGATTGCAATATAACCGTTGATGGCGATTTGACCACGAATGTTCATGGCGATTACAATCTAAATGTTGCTGGCGGAATCTATATGAACTCTGGTGATATTTTCGCACAGAAAAGTTCTGCAATCAGACAAGAAGCCTATCTAGATAGCTATAACGTATTTGCTAATAAGAATGCGTACGTACATGCGCAAGAGGGTAATATTCATATCTACGCTAATACAGGGTTTGTTTCAGCATATGCTAACACAGATGTGAGAATTGAGAGTGGCGCTAATACATATTTCAAAACAGCAGGCAAATACAATATTAAAACAGTGGGTAATGTTGCTATTGAAGGCGCTAAAGTTGATTTGAATACAAGTGGTGCGGCTGAAGAAGACCCCGGTTTCAATCATATACTAAAAGGTTCTGACACAAGTTATCTAAAACCATCAGGCAGGCGTCCAGCGTTTAAGCATAAATTCCCCAACCCACCAGATAGGAAATTTCCAATTGAAGTAGACTTAGTAGATGATCCATATACAAGTTTCACTGACCCGCCAGACTTGTGGAGAGATTCTCATCCATTCGGCGCAGAGGAGTTCGAATAATGTCTTTAACATCTATCAATCTGCCTCTTCTAACGTTAAATGATTTGTTAGAAATATCAGATTCTGTTCCTGGGCCAGGACCAAACGGAGAAATCTTTTCTGCTCTGCAAAATTTCGAAGCTATTGTTCCAGAAGCAGCGTTTTCTCCACAAGATATGCTATCCCTAAAAAAAGACATTATTAAGAAAGTGTCTGAATTGAATGTGGCAGATTTATTCACAATTGGTAACTTATCTTCAAATATTATTGATTTGCCAACAACTCAACTATCAGCAGTTCTCTTTGATAGTGGAGTAGATGTTGAGAACTTTTCATTGGAATCATTTGACCTATCTGTTGATGGATTAGTTGATTTGAATGCTGGTATCGATGAGTCTAATAATGCTCTTGCTGGTGGTTGTGAAATAGTACTGGCTGCACTTGCAACTTCCAAGTCGCCAAAGGAATTAAGTTTAGAATCATTTGACTTAGCTGAAATCAACTCTACTATCTCTGGTGCTGCAACAAGTTTAGTTGATGGAATATCAAGTTTTGTGGGCGAGTTAACCTCGGAAACTATTGCAGCACAAGCAGAAAAAAATGTTGCTGATTTGATAAATGATAGCTTAACAACTGTTGATACTGTTACTAATAATATTAAAGATGAACTTGATTATCTTGAGTCAATAAACATTAGTGCTTTGCAAAAGAGTTTAAAAGCACAAGAAGAAGCAATTGCCGGTGTATTTACATCTTCTGTTGATGCTCTTCTTGGTGATATACCGAAAGCATTAACCGCATCACTTAGCATTACAGAAGGATGTAGCGCTCACACTTCAAAATCTACTGAAGCGTTGGTTAAAAATCTTCAAAAGAATGTTGATGCTCTTGCTGATAAAGTAGAAGTAAGTGCTTTGAACTTAGGACCAACACAAAAACTGCTGACAGCGAAACTCGACCGTGTAAAGGGCTTAGTTACTGAGACTCAAAATAAAAAAATCGCATTAAAGACTGCTGCTATTATTAAGAAGACCCAAGAAAATAATCCACAAGCAGACCCGGTGCAAATAGAACAAACTGTAAAAAATCAAATTGCAAAAGCCAATAAAACGCACGATGAAAAAATACGGACAGAGCGCATGTGTATATCAAATAGCGTGAACGGTGCCTCATCTAAATATGCTGATATACAAAGGTCGAGCAATCAAAGGTCAGCGTCTTCTGCTGCGGCAGGTAGACCTATAGCAAGCAAAGGTGCAGTTATTCGTGAAGTTATAAAATGGAATGGCACAAGTAAATTATATGATGCTTCATACTTCAACGGTCCTTATGCTAAAGATACTGCGAAAAAAGTGAACACTCTTCATCCAAAAGTTAGAGAACGATTTGCTAAAGGTATTCGGGATGTTCAGAATGATCCTAAACTTCTAGCGATTGGCTATAGCGGTAAATTTTCATATGCAACACGAACTTTTGCTCAACAGGCAGCGCTATATAAAATATACAAAGAAGAGGGTGGGTCAAAAGCAGCGCCGGCAGGAAGAAGTTGGCATAATTATAAATGTGCATGTGATCTTGTTGTAATTAAAGGTGTAAATACAACGAACAAAAAAGGGAAACGAGTACTAACAGCGGATTGGAATACAAAGTGGCATGAAGGTATATACAGGGACCATTTTTTAAAATATGGGTTAGAGAATTATCTTAAAGATGATTCTGGGCATTTTCAGCCAGCAGAGTTGAGCAAGATATCTACACAGAAGGCTTTACGAGAGTCTATAAAAAATAATGTATTAGATGAGAATGTAATCGCTACCTATCTTGTTTAGTCTTATAAATAAAAAGAAAACTGGAGATTGCTTCATATGGCAACGCCATTAACACAAAGAGTTGTATACTCGGACTTCTTTACGGACTTGGATAGACATCCAATTCGTAGTACAGTCTTACGCAAAACAAATGTTGATGCTGTAAAACAGTCTCTTCGAAATCTTATGTTGACTGATAAAGGTGAGCGTCTATTTCAACCAAATCTTGGTGGCAATATTCGTGCTATGTTGTTTGAGAATATTACAGCACAGACATTCTTAACGATGCAAGAGCATATACGAGATGTTATCGAAGCACATGAACCAAGAGCAGATGTTATTGATGTAATTATTGCTCAGAGTTCACGAGAGCATGAAGTTCAAATCAGTATCGTATTTCGTGTTGTCAACGTACAAGAACCCGTTACGTTAGAATTACTTTTAGAAAGAGTGAGATAAAATGGCAGGAACTATTATCTCGGAACTTGATTTTAATCGAATCAAGGGTCAGTTAAAAACATTTCTTCAGGGTCAAGCACAGTTTGCTGACTACGATTATGACGGGTCTAATATGTCCGTCCTTCTTGACGTGTTGGCGTACAATACATTTCAGAATAGCTTTTATACGAACATGGCTCTCGGCGAGATGTTTCTCGACTCAGCGCAGTTGAAGTCTTCTATTGTATCTCATGCAAAAGAATTGAACTATCTTCCAAGGTCATACAGGTCATCAACAGCAAAAGTCACGCTAACGTTTAATCCAAGTGATAGCCCAGCATTCATTACAGTGCCAAAATATACGAAGTTCACAACAAACGTTGATGGCAAATCGTACACATTCAGCACAGACCAAGTGTATACTGTAACGCCAAATTCTGGTGTGTATTCTGTCAGCGATGTTACTATCTATGAAGGTAGAATTGAAAAAGAATATTATGATGTTACATCAAGTACGAAATATATCATCTCGAACAATAGAGTAGATACAAATAGTATCGTGGTAAACGTATATGCTTCTGCTGCTGCTAGTGCCGAAGTTAATGCATACGTTTTAAAGCCAAATCTCTTTGACGTTGGTTCAATAGATAAAGTTTTCTATCTACAGCCAGCAGAAAAAAATAATTACGAATTAGAATTCGGTAATAATGTGTTTGGCAGAGAACCTCTAACTGGCGAAGTTGTAGAAGTCATTTATCGTATTGCAAAGGGCGAAACGCCGAATGGTGCTACAACATTTTCACCAAGCGCATCAATACAAGGATATACAGCAACAGTTGCAACAACATCAAAGTCTTTCGGCGGCGCTGAACGAGAGACTATAGAATCTATCAAATTTTATGCTCCTAAATCTATTCAAATTCAAGATAGAGCAGTTACAGAATCTGATTATGAAAATCTTCTGAAAAACAAGTTTTCTGAAATACAAGCAGTATCAGTTCAAGGCGGCGAAGAACTAACTCCGCCACAATATGGTAAAGTTGTGGTTCACGTTGATATTCAAAATAGTGATGGAGTATCTGACAGTGCTAAAGAAAAGTATAGAAAGTTTCTAAAAGAGCGCACGCCACTTGCGATTGACCCGATAATTAGGTCTCCCAAATTTCTTTATGTTGCTCTTGATACGACTGTATACTACAACACGAAAACTTCAGATGCTACTAATTCTGAAATAGACTCGCTTGTTAGAAATGTGATTGCATCTTATAATGTAACTCACTTGAGTGATTTTAAAAAGAATGCTAGGCAATCTCGAATTGCTCGTGTCATTGATGATACAAATGCGTCTATCATATCAAATGACACAGAACTTAGAATGATTATTGATTTTGTTCCTATTATAAGTACTGCTTCAAGTATTACGGTTGACTTTGAAAACTCTTTGATCTTAGATCATCCTTTGACTGCTGGCGAAGATATAAATCGCCATAAACCAGCAATCAAAACATCTAGCTTTTCTTACGGAACTCAAACAGCATATATACAAGACAATGGCGCAGGCGTCTTAGAAGTTCTTACTAATACATTAGACGGTTTCAGTACATTGGATGGTAATGTTGGAAGCGTAGACTATACGACAGGTCGTGTAATTATTCGTAATTTAGATGTAAACTCTTTCTCTGGTAGTGCTATTAAAATTTATGCTAGACCGGAATCGCAAGATATTATTGGACCAGCAAGTAAAGTTATTTCAATCCGTGATGTTGATGTTAGTGTAACAGTAGAGGCTGCGACTCAATAATGCATGACCTATCAAAAACTATCTCAGAGTATATTGAACAGCAGTTCCCTGCTGTTTATCGGGAAGACGGACCAAATCTAGTTGCTTTCACGAAAGCATACTATGAGTTTATGGAAAGCACCTCAACGTCTCCGTTGACGCTCAGTCGCTCTATGTTTCAGAACAGAGACATTGATGAGACATTAGATAGTTTCTTAGTGCATTTTAAAGAGAAATATCTTGCACAGTTTCCGTATGCGAAAGCTGTAGATAAAAGATTTATCATCAAGCATATTATGGATTACTATCGTTCAAAGGGTACTCCAAAAGCAACAGAACTTTTGATTCGTATGTTGTTCAACGAAGAAGCTTCAGTATATTATCCTGCTGATGATATTCTTCGTGCTTCAGATAGTAAGTATAAGATTCCAAAATATATTGAAGTCACACAGTCAACAAGGTCTGCTGGGTTTATCGAGAATCAAATCACGGGTTCTAGATCTGGCGCTACTGCTTTCGTTGAAGGTCTTGTAAAGAAAAGAGTTCAAGGTCGTATCATTGATATTCTTTATATCAGTAATATCAAAGGCACATTTACAACAGATGAGTTAGTTAGTACTGACGGATTGCTCACAAACGCCCCAAAGATTATCGGCTCACTATCTTCCATGAACGTTGTTAATGGTGGTAGAAATAACGCCGTTGGTGATGTGTTCGATGTAATTCATGACACTGGTAGACAAGCTAAAGTTCGTGTTACTGGTATTGAGGATGCTACGGGTCGTGTTGATTTTGAACTTGTAGATGGCGGAACAGGTTATACGCTTAACGATTTAGATGACGGCGACATTCTAGACGATTACACCGATGTTCGAGTTGCTACAGCGATGATTGCTGTTGATAACTCAAACATATCAAATCAGTTTATTCCGTTTGAGACTGTAAAGCAAGAGCGTGAGATTGTCGCACTACTCAGCGCACAAGATTTTGCTGATGAATATTTTGATAACGTAGCAAATACAACAGCAATTGCTGATGACTATGCGTTAGGTGTCAAAACATATGTCCAGCAACATACGGCAAGTGGTAGTAACGGCCCTCATTTTGCAAGACCAAGTGCTACAGATGGAGACGAACTTTTAGTTCTTGTTGATGATGTGTTGGTTGCAGAATCTCTATATTCCACCAATGCAACACACGTTATTTTTGGTAGTGACCCAGCTGATGACAAAGTTGTAAAAATAATAGAATACTCTGAAGTTGCCAATGGTAAAATTGTAGTGTTGAGCGATGATGCTGCAAGCACAAGCGCAACTCTTGTGATCACAAGTGGCACGTTTGCTGCTCAACTCTCTATTGATACAGCAGATAATACAACACTATCTGCTGGTGAAATTGTAGATGAAGAATCTACAGTTGTTTTATATCATGAAGAGAACGACACTGGATTTGTTAATGGCGATAAAGTTGAAATGAAGGCGTTGACAACTCCAACTACTGGACCTGCATATATTTCATCATATGCATATGGATATGTAGCATCGTCAAACACTACTTCTGCGACACTTGGACCTTCTTGGGGTACATTTACACCTACCAAAACAGCAAGTGTTTATTATGCGAACGGTACTGTAGTCGCAGCTAAAACAGAAACTATTACTAGCGTTGTTATCTCAACAGCAGGGGCAACCGGTATTGCCACATCAGCATCAGATGCTAATACTTGGAGCATCGAAGTCGTATCTGGAGCATTTACTGCAAATAAGAAAATACGAGGTCGAGAGACTAAAGTTGAAGAGACGATTAGTGCTGTAACAGCAACTGGTGCTTCTGATGTTTGGTACAACGGTGTTGTAACAGCAAATGGTGTGATTGATACGATTGCTAACAACACCGTGACTGGTATTGTTGTTGGCCAGAACACAACATACGTTGGTGTGTATAGTAATACTTCAGCATTCTCGTATGTTGAAGGCGCTGGTATGACGATTAAAACATCTCGTGAAGACTTGAAAGAAATCAATCTCGTAGCCCAACCAAATCTAGAACTCACAATCAACGCTCTTGGAACTGGTGGTGGAGCAACATTCCAGCCAGGCGCATTAGAGAACGAAGAAACTGTAACGCTAAACACCGATTTTATTGGAGCCAATAACATTGCTAATCATGCTTTCTTAGATATGAGAGTTACAGGAGCAAATAGTAGCGTTGGTTTCGTGAGTACAATCACGATTACAAATGGCGGCACTGGATACGCAAATAGCTCGGCAAACACTACTAACGTTACGTTTACTGGCGGTGGGTATGCTGACGGTAGTCCAGTTGTATCAGCAGCAGGCTTTATCACAACAAACGGTAGTGGTGTTATCACTGCTATCACAATAAACAATGGCGGTGAAGGACACTATACCACGCCAACAATCGTATTGCCAGATAATAGTGGTGGAACAGATGCTGTTGTAGTTGTCAATATGAGCCATGGTTATGGGTTTATCAGAAATCCAGACGGAAATTCGACAACTGCGTTTAATCTACTATTCACATTTGATGATTTTACAATGGGCACTATAACATCGTTGACAAGAATTAATCCAGGTACTGAATATAACAC